TGACGTGTTCAGCATGGGCGACCGTCGAGCAAAAGATCACGGTCTGCCGCCAGGTATTTGCGGCCCCCGCCGCTTGCGCCTTTTCCTTCCAGTGCCGGATCACCTCGTCGGTAACCGGCGCGCGGTCCATGATGGCCGCGACCTCGGCCATGTCGAAATCCGCCAGGGTCTTGCGCACAGCACGCAGCTTATCCTGCACACCGACATCAATGACGAAGGTGCGCGGCGGCACCAGATGACCCGAGGCGATCAGCTCGCCCAGACGCACCTGATCGGCGACATTGCCGAACACCTCGCGCAGGCCCTTGCGGTCACCCCGGTTCGGCGTGGCGGTGACGCCGAAAATCCGGGCATCAGGGTTGGCATTGCGGACATGGTCAATGATGCGGCGGTAACTTGCCGCTACTGCATGATGCGCCTCGTCGATCACCAGCAGATCGAGCTTCGGCATGGCGGCGAGATTGCCGATCCGGGCCAGCGTCGGCACCATGGCAAAGGTCACCTGACCCGCCCAGGACTTGGCGCTGGCATCGACCACCGACGTGGTCAGGCCGGGATTGACCCGGGCAAACTTGCCCCGGTTCTGATCGGTCAGCTCATCGCGGTGGGCCAGCACGCAGGCCTTGGCAGCGCTGTCGCCGATCACCTCACCAGTGACCGCCGACAGCATGATCGTCTTGCCCGCACCGGTCGGCGCGATGCCCAGCGTGTTACCGTGGGCGCCAAGCGCAGCAATGCTGCGCTCGACGAAGGTTTTCTGACGGGGACGAAGGCGCATGATCGCTCCCCCTCACTCGGCCCAGCTGGGACGCCCGGTAAAACCGGGTGTCGCAGGGGTTTGTGGCGTCTGCTGTTGCGGTTGCGAAGCCGGTGCTGCGTAGCCCTGAACCGGGGCGGTATATCCCTGCTGTGGCGCACTGGTTGCCGGTGCCGGGGGCTGGCCATAGCTCTGCATCGGAGCTGCCACGCCATGCCCCATCAGCTGCGCATAATCGCGGTGGCTCGGCGTGACGGCGCTGCGAACCTCGTTCTTGTCCTCGCCATTGGTGTCAGAACCGATGTCCATGCGGGCAATGAATTCGATCCCGTCCAACTCGGCAAAGCCACTGATCCGGCGGCGGGCCTGCGCATCGGCTGAGGTATCCTTGTCGCCGATGCCTCGTGCCGAGTTCAGAATGCCCTTGACCAGGCCGCGCCCGGCGTTGCCCCAATCAGGGCCCTTGGGGCTGTAAAGCCCGATCAGCGACCAGATCTTGCGCTTGGTATAGGGCCCCTCGACGACGGTATATTCGGCGTCGAGATATACCGCGCCGGTGGCACCACGTTTGGCATAGCCACCGGTCCAACCCTGCGACGGATCGTCAAAGCCGCCGGGACGGATGGTCAGGCGCACCTTGGCAAGCGTGCCCTTGGGAAGCACATCGCTGTTGGAATGTGCGTCATTGAAGTCGTTCCAGAGTCCAGTCATCGGGTTTGTCCTTTTCAGTTTTCAGTAGGGGTGTTGGATGGGCTGGTGCCGTCGGCCACTGGAGGCGCGGGTAGCACCGGCGGCTTGAAGGTCAGGCGACGCTCCGCAGGAAGCAGAGGGCCGCGGATCTTCTCCATCAGCTGACCTAAATGCGGGGGCTCCAGCAGCGAAAGACGACCTGAGCGATCCTTGGCCGGATAGCCCCAGGGGTTCAGCGTCTGGCAGACAAAGCCCCGCTGGGGCTGACCATTCGCATCGGGCACATCAATCATGGTGATGACTTGATCGACGATCCCCGGCAGCTCGAGGCCGGTCTTGGAGCCATCGATTTGCGGCACGAAGATCTTGCGATTGAAGTCGTCGAGCTTCTGGTCGAGGATCCCCACAAACCAGACGTTCTTGCCGCGTGTGTGCTGCAGATGCGTGAGCCAGGCGATCATCTCGCGGCCATGCAGACCGTAAGCGCCCCGCACATCCGGCTTTCCGGTCTTCTCCGACAGGGCCTCTGGCTGGCCCTTGCACCACTGGAAGCAAAGCCGCCCAGCCACGGTGATCGAGTCGATGAAGACCGTGTCGTATTTGCCGAGCACGGCCGGATCACCAAACCGACCGCAGACCTCGTTATAATGTGCCTGGCTGTAGGGCTGTTCGCCGCGCAGCGCCGGATTGGGCCCGCCGATGAAGACCGCAAAATCACGGCATTCCTTCCAGGTACGCGGGCGGATCACGTCGATGGCGAGACCCTCAATCGCCAGATCCCCAGCTTCAAGATCGAAGAACAGCGTCGTGGTCGCCATCAGCGTCCACAGCAGCGTTGTCTTGCCAATCCCGGAGGGTCCGAAGATCACGCCCTTGATGCCGCGCGTCTCAGCTAGCCGCTGATCGGCCGTGATGATGGGCAACGCGCCAGTCATGGCCGTGTCCTTTCAGGGATGGGTTTGGCGGCAAAGAGCAGGAACGCTCGCGAGGTGACGTTCTCAGCCGTGCTGCGAGGAAGCACCGTCATTGCTGTTCCTCCGCCGGGATCAGCGTGACCGACAGTGTGCCAGTACGAACGGTGCGCGCGGGCTCGAAGCCCTGCCGGATCGCCTCGGGCCAAGCGACATAGTTGCGCTCAGGCACCTTGAAGCTGATCTCGACATATTCGGCAGGGTCGTCGCCTGCGGCACGGATGCGTGCCACCATGGCGGCCAGCCGGTCCTGATCCCAATCCACCCGTTTCGGCAGATCAGCAACCACGGTAAAATCACCGTCATCAAACCGGACGGTGCCGGTATCCTTGCCCGACACCTGCCGTTCCTCGGCGGCGCGGGTGGCATAACGCACCTCAAGTGCCGCGTTGAACCGTGCGCAAACCGCTCTCATCTGCTTGCTGGCGGCACCGATTTCACGCTGCATTGCTGCAAGCAGATCCGGCGATAGCAGAGCGATCTCGTGAAGTGGAAGATTCAGTAAATCATCAGTGCTCGGCGCGTTCTGGGGAAAGGGCATGGGGTTCACTCCATTCTTGAGGATGTTGGGTTGGGGGGCAGGCATCAGGCCGCCATGCGCTGGAGCAAGCGGATCGACAGAGCGCCGGGCAGCTTTGGCTTCGGACGCGCGACGGCGATGTAGGCGAACTGGCCAGGACCAAGCCGGGCCTGCACGAGATGGACGAGGTCCAGTTCGGCTGCGCGCATGGCCGCTGCGGCGACGTCGCGCAGAGCGCGCTGGCGGCCCGAAGGCAGATCCGACAAGTGCGCCATCGCATCGAAAGCGAGAAAGCCGCGGTGATACACCAACCTCTCGCCAGCCATCGCTTGCGCAATCCAGGCGCAGAAATCGATCTCCCCGATGCCTGGATTATCAGCAGGAGGCTGCGATGCCTCCGCGCCGGGCATGATCGCGCGAAGGCGGCTCACGTCCTGGCCCCTGCGACAGGAACATGCGCGGTGCTCTGGCGTTCCTGAGCCTGTTCATAGGCAAGGATGTCCTCGATCCGGTAGACAACGCGCCCACCGAGCTTCAGGTAGGCGGGTCCTTCCCCCTTCCAGCGCCAGCGCTCAAGTGTGCGTGGACTGAGAGTCCAGCGGCTGGCCAATCGGGACTGATTTAGAAATGTGTCTGACATGGGCGTCTCCATCGGGATGTGATGGAGCAGTGATGCCAAGCCCTTCGTATGCGGTCGTCCCACATGTGGGATGCACTTTGAGTTTTCCTTAAGCCTTGTTTGCTTAAGAGAATTTCCAGTTACACGCGCATGCGCATACGAGCGCGTACGAGCACACACGGGGTGCAGACGAGATGCATACGAGTTGCATACCAACTCGGCCCTTCAAGCCGAATCCCCAGAATCAAAAAAGCCCGCCATCAAGGCGGGCAGGAACCAGTGTGACGGGCCGATCAGGCGCTGCGGGCCAACCAGACCACGAAGGCCGGGTCGAGATAATACCATCCGCGACGGCCGGAGGTCTTGAACAGAAGCCGGGTCCACGACGGCTTGCGGCTGAAGAGGCTGCCGATGCGTTGCGATGCCGATCCGGCTGCTTTCAGAATTTCGAGGTAGTGCTGATCTGGTGCCCCGGCACGGGTAGCGTTCAACGTGAACTCCAGAGCGCGGGCCTGCTGGAATGTAAACGTGAACTCCATCCCGTCATAAACGAACTGCCTGAAGTCAAACGCGTCTTTTCCCAAGGAATCGTTCTGGTTCAGGATATTGCGCTCAAGCAGGTCGAAGTGTTCCCGGCGCACCAGCGTATCGGCATGCGACAGGAGCAAGCCTTCACCGTCCCGCAGACTGACGCAGATACTTTCTGGAAGGAAAACATCCCTGACGATTGCCTGGCCGTCCCGCACAAGAAGAAACGCGTCCCGCATCGACAGGTCGGCAAGCCCGTTGACCACGCTCTCTTCGAACGGGACCCAAAATGGCTCACCCTCTTGGGTCTCCTCCATGCTCAGCAGGCGCGCAGGCTGCGCGACGAGCCGGACTGACAGTTTGAGTGTGCCATTGGCAACGAGATACCGGATCTCTGCATCGGTAATCCCCCATTTCTCTGCGACCTCTGAAAGTTCGAAACAGTCCCGCTCGATACGCATGACGTCGATTCCCTTCGCTCTTTTTGTTCATCTTTTGTTCTATATTCTTGACACACGCCTCGCAATCTTGTTTTTTCCACAGATCGACTAAAGCTGGGGATAGATATGGCAGTGCAAATGCACGAACGGCTCAGGGCGCGGATACGCCAGCTTGGTATGTCGGTTGCCGACGTGGCGCGAGAATCCGACGTCAACCGATCCTTCGTTTATGACGTTCTGCGCGGCAAATCGCTGGTGCCCAATCTCGAGAAACTCACCCGAGTTGCAGCCATCCTGAAGGTTGAACTCGGATGGTTGCTGACCGGAAAGGGCACAGTCCACGGGAACGACCCGATCACAGATGATTATCACAATGAGTTCGTTGCAATCCAGTATGTCGCTGTACGCCC